TATAATACCCTTGGAGAACTTGATTTGTTTTTGTTTCATCATAAGGTTGTTGATAATAGGAAAACAAGGAACTTAAAAAATCCGTATAACTCGTGAACACATGAATGAATAAATCTTTTTGTTGTGTATATTGTTTCCATAAAAAATAAAGTTCATTTTGGCCTATAAATCCATCTGTTTTTTCAAAAATATACTCCTTTGTAAATGTTTCTATCATACTTTGTTTCGTATTGTTTTGAAAATAATAAATATTATTCTTAATCGATGTTATATTCCCAATGACACTATCTAAATATTGTTCTATGCTATCATACCGATTTGCATAATAAATTGCTACGCAAATTAAATTTACATATGTTTGTCCGTTGAACAACAAGTTATTACAATTCACATCATTACAAGGCAATACCCATTTTTCATGATGTTGATGATCTTGTGTATGTTTAAATTTAAAAAGGTTGAATATATTATTATTACAAAAATACATGCTAATATATTTATTGATTTCATGTAGTAATGGTTTTATCTGACTTCGTATAAAAAAAATAGATTTTGGATTATTGTCATTATTTTGATATTTTTTCAACACACTATTTCCCAATGTGATTAAAAATACTTTTGCATATTCTTTTCGTTGAAAAAAAGTGGGAACAAGTATATACAAAATAGATTGGATTGTATCTGTATCCGGAATATTTTCATAAATAGAATTTTCTTTGATGTATTTAAAAATACGTTGTTTAATCAATTGTTTCACAGACATAGTCATGTCATTTCTGTATTCTTTGAAATTAGTGATAAACTCCAATACATGATGTATCATATTGTCTTCATTCAAAACGACATAATGATTATTTACATAATTGAAATACAATTTACTCGTTTTATTATAAAACACCATATTACTATAAATAAAATCATCTACTATGGTTTCAATCATGACGTTTTTGTTATCTTGATTCGATTGTGTTTCATATAAGGACAACATATGTTCGTACAATTGGTTCTTTTCTTCATTGTTTGATGCTTGTGATTTTAACTTTTCAAATAATTCTTCCAGGGTTGACATTATGGATACGTGTTGATTATTATTTAAATATTTAATATATAAAGTATTTAAATGAGCACTACTACCTATAACGGATCTGTAAATACCTTGTTTTCGACATCTATTCAAGATTATACCATGGACGAGTTGCTTTCTTTATTGGGTATCGATTTAAGCACAATGGATAATTATGTTGAACTCAGAGATAAAATAAACACGGAAGTAGACAAAAACATTGAAGTATTCACCCAATTGAATAACAACAACATGGTTTCTTTTTTTGATAAAATTCGTACTTCTTTAATTGGTAACGAAAGTTTACAAAATAATTCAAATGCAACCACAAATGAAGGTCTAATTATCCAACCAAATGTATCTTACGAATTCAATTATCGTACAGAAATTGAAAAAATGATTATATTCGACAGTCTTTTTCGTGAGAATTATTCAACCACATTGTCAACAAATTATATATCTAAGTTACCAGAAAAAATCAAAAATGTAACTCAAATAAAACTACATTGTGTGGAGTTACCATCCTCTTATTATACTTTTGTTGAAAGTTATGAAAATAATTATTTTTGGATAAAATATGGTACAAGTAGTGACATATCCTATGCTTATTTTTACATTACACCCGGACATTATGATTATAATGTTCTCATTCAACAATTTCAAGATTTTGTAGATTCTCAAAATATTGATATATCGTTTGATTTAAATTTGAGTATATATACAGATAACAAAACCTTAAATGGTAACAACAAATTATCCATATCAACCACAACATATACAGATCTTGAAATTAATTTTAATTCCATAAAATTAACACAAACAATGGATAGTTCCTATAACACATCACATATTTTGGAAGATACATCAACCAATCAATCCTATTATAACACTAGTTCATTGATTGATATAAAACAGAGACTCGGGTGGTTACTTGGATTTAGGAATCTAATCTACACGAGTTATACAAGTTATACCGCCGATGCAGTAGTAGACCTATTTAGTCCAAAATATGCGTATTTAGTATTAGATGATTTTAAAAACACGTCAAATAATACCTATTTTTCAGCATCCACGTCAAATTCCATCAATAAATATACAATTGCACGAATTCCACTTGTTGATACACAATTCAACTTTCATCCAGTTCGTTCCATGGGTACCTATACCATACCTCGTTATTATCATGGACCTGTAGATATGGATAATTTTCAAATTCAATTACTTGACGAACATCAACGTATTATAGAACTAAATGGCAACGATTTCTCTTTTACAGTTCAAGTAACCTATATTCATATACAAAACAATAGTCAAATCTCTTAATGATATATTCCATTATATTCTTGATATAATTGTATCCATTGACTCAAATATTCGTCTTCATAGTGTTGATAATAAGAATGAAAATCTGTATATTTTTTAAGGGTATATAATACTCTGTGTTTACGTTTTGTGTCAGACATATGTATATTTTTCCACGGCAAATCACCATTTGTAAATAAATCAAACACCACGTAAAAAAAAGATATCATATCATCATGGGGATGATAGTGGTAACATTCCTTATGGGTGTTATAACTACTGTATAAAAGGCTTCCAATATGTTTAGAAAGAACTTTAGTTGTTCCGTGATATGATGTAGACAATCCTAAATCAATGAAATAAGGAGTTCCTTTTGAACTGATCATGATATTATCCGGTTTAATATCACGATGAATCAATTTCCCATTGTGAAATAAATGTAATAATTGTTTAATTTGTGTAAACAATACATGTATTTTTATTTTCCCTTTTTTTTGATTTGTTTGATTGGTTAAATAATGGATATATTGAGGCAAGGAATAAGGTAGATAATCCATGATCAAATATTGTCGTTCTTCATATATTCCAAACGATTTAATGGTTATTGTATGACTTATGTTGTATTTTTTCATATATAAATACATTTGTATTTCGTGATTCATCAAATGTGTGGATAGGTCGTTGTCTTTTATATCAAATTTAATTGCTACCTTTGTTTCCTTTTCTACATGAAATCCTTCGTATACATTTGAATACGTTCCGTTACCAATAAGCTGTCCTAATGTATATTTATTTTGAATCATATGTTATTATGAAATATGTTTAAAGCTTTAAATGTAATTTGATATATCATGGAAATTATCAATCACATCGATGATTTTAAAATCTATACAAACAATCCTTTTTCATTGAGCGAGTTTCAAAATAAGGCGTGTGATGCAATCGTACAAGACAATCATGTATTGGTTACGGCCCATACGGGTTCTGGAAAAACCCTTCCTGCTGAATTTGCTATATATTATTACGTTCATTGTTTGAGAAAAAAGGTAATTTATACGTCACCCATCAAGGCATTGAGTAATCAAAAATACAAGGAATTCACTGAAAAATTTCCACATATGGAAGTGGGTATATTGACAGGAGATATCAAACATAATCCAGAAGCAGATATTTTAATCATGACCACAGAAATTCTTCAAAATCATTGTTTCAAGCAAAAAAATCAAGGATTGTATTTAGATTTTCAAATGAATATGGAAGAGGACTTGGGATGTGTCGTATTTGACGAAGTTCATTACATTGACGATATGGATCGTGGAACCATTTGGGAACAAACCATGATGATGCTTCCCAATAGAATTCCATATGTCATGTTATCTGCGACCATCGGACAAAAGGAAGTATTTGCAAAATGGATCGAAAAAATGACCCAAAAATCGGTTGTCATTTGTCATCATAATGAGCGGGTTGTTCCACTGACCTTTTATGAATATTTCAAAATTCCTCATAAATATGTGGACATGATTCAAGATAAAGTCAAGAAAAGACGATTTATTGAAAAAACAAACACCTCTTTGAAAATGATTAAAAATCCATCACTCTATAAGTATTCTATTTTGAATGAAACCAAAAAATGCGTTCAAGAACTACACAAAGATAGTTATCAAGTGCCCGAAAAATATGTCCTTAATGAATGTTTACGTGAATTGCGAGACAATGACATGTTTCCTTGTTTGATGTTTGTGTTTTCTCGTAAACAAGTGGAACATTTGGCAAAGCAAATAACCACCCCCTTGTATTTGGAAGGAGAAAAGGAATCTTATATGGAACCTGTTTTTCGACAGAAAATAATAAGGCATTTCTCTAATTGGCGAGAATACCTATCTTTGCCTGAATACCGGTTTTATGTGGATCTATTGGAAAAGGGTATCGGGGTTCATCACGCCGGCATGCTTCCCATATTTCGGGAAATCATGGAAATATTATATGAGAAAAAATACATCAAATGTTTGATTGCGACGGAAACATTTGCCATTGGACTAAACATGCCCACTCGCACTGTATTGTTTCATTCTTTGTATAAACATGATGGAACTCAAATGCGATTGCTCCAAAGCCATGAATTCACCCAAATGGCGGGACGTGCGGGGCGACGTAATTTGGATACAGTGGGACACGTGATCCTATTGACGAATTTCTACGAACCACCAAGCGAACAAGAATACCATAAACTCTTTTATGGAGGACCCAAGGTACTGAAATCTAAATTTCGCATTACCTATCATTTATTGTTGAATTATTTACATACTTACGGAGAAGACGACTTTGTGCGCATGGTCCAAACCTCCATGATGAACCAAGACATTGAAACCCAAATTCATTTTTGTCAAGACGAAATCCAGAAATTAAAAGACAACATACAAAACCAGGAATCTATATTGAGTGCATACGATTTTGACGCACCCTTGTTTTTCTCGAATTATATTAGTTTGCTTGAAAAAGTAAAAACTGCCAAAAATAAGGAACGAAAACAATTGGGTCGTAGTTTGCGACAAATCGAAGAAAACGAATCCAAGAAAATAAAACAAAAGCCCGAATACGATAAAATGATCCAATACAAACAAGAATTGACTCAAATGGAACAAAACAAGTCTTTTGCGGAAAATTACATCAAAGATCAAATTCAAGCGTTGTATGCAATTTTGAAAGACAATGCCTATGTAGACGAAACACTGAAACCAACTCAAAAAGCATTAAACGCCTGTTATATTCACGAATTGCCTTGTTTGGTATTTTGCGATTTTTACACAGAGTTTAACCGTCTAGAAACCTATAGTGAAATCGATCTGGTTTGTCTTTTGTCTTGCTTTTATGATTTGAAAGTGAAAGAAGATTACAAAACCCATTATCCTTGTATCTTGAAGAAGGAATTGAATTATATACAAGAAAAGATCCATGCTTATAATGATCGGGAACTTCAACACAACATGTATATTACGTGCCAATACAAACTCCAATATGATTTGATGGATTACATGAAAACATGGTATGAGGACATTGATGATGAACAAAAAAGTGTATTGTTTTTTAAAACATTGAAAGAAGAAAAAGATGTGTTTATTGGTGATTTCATGAAATGTTGCATGAAACTCTTGAACGTGTGTAATGAGTTGAAGATTTTTGCGGAAAATGATTCCCATTATGCGTTTTTGGAAAAAATAAATACGATTCAGCGCAATATAGAAAAAAATATTGTGACGAATCAATCGTTTTATTTGTGAATAACATGTTAGAACACAAATCCCTAATAAAATTGATAATATTTCTTATATAGTTATCATCCACCAAACTACCATGGTCTCTTTAAACGCATACAACACGCAACAAAAAAAAGAAACTAAAAAAACATTAATTTGTGTTGGAATCATCATTCTATTTCTTCAAATTGGATTTATTACACTAAAGCTATATCTTCCTTTGGATCACGATGTACCATGGTGGCAAGTCCTATTGCCAATATCCATTTGTATTGCTACTTATGTACCATTATATTTGATTCAATCTATAATACAATGTTGTCATAAAAAACCACAAGAAAATGAGGTTGAACAATGTTTAACTGGATTTATGGAAACAGGATTTACAGAAGAAACGGTTGAAAATACACGAGAGAGCATAGAAGTATAAGAACTATTCCTTGGTGTATTAATTATTCCTTTTATTTAACGTATATTCCGCATCTGGGCGAGTGACTTCCGTTTTCATGCTCACATAACTCAAATGCCATCGCCAATTATAATTGTCATATTTTGGGTCCGATTGTGCTTCCCATTCTCGATGCGCTAATTGGCGCAAAGAGTCGCCGCGTTCCATCGTCATTGTATGAAGAAACTCATTGTGCGTAAACTCCGGATTTAGTCCAAGCATGGAAAGCGATTTGGGAAATGGAAGACTCATTGTTGATTGAATCCTTTCTTTAGCTAAGAGTTCATTTCAATTTTATCCACGAACTATCATTATTTTATAAGTAAAAATTAATATAATTCAATATAACACAAAGAATATGGGTATGGTAATGTCTTGTCCTTGTTATGGAGAATTTGTAGACCCTGTTGTTTTACAATCTTGTTGTTACAAATGCAATCAAGGATGTTCCACAAAGCGACAAGATTTATTTTTGGTGAAAATCATCCATTGGGGAAAATCCAACGGAAAAATCATATGTTCCGATTGTTTGTATCTTACCTAATAAAAATTGAAATGAATTCGTGGTCATATACTCACCTTAATCTCATCCATCATGCCAATATATCAAATCACCGTACCAAATCCCGTAAAAACGATTTGTATCTCTATCAAGTGTGAAAACAATGCAAAATATATCACCTCATTTGACCCCTCGTTGGCAGGACAACAAGTTTGTTTAAATAGCGAAGGTATTATGTCAGGAGATAGTCTATATTTCAACAAAGAAAAAAAACAAGTCATCTGGCGTTCCGCGTAAATCTAAATATCTTATATCACGTACTATTTTGATCTTTTTTATTCTATGATGGATTGTCTGTCATAGAATAAAAATTGAAACCAAATTGTATTCCTTTTTATTCTCCAATACACAACACCATGAAAAACGCATTTCAGCTATTGTACACCAGTGATAGCGAGGACGAAGAAGAAGTCATTGCGATCATTTCTTCTAAAACAGAAGAACTATTGCGTCTGGGGCGAGCCTTTTGGGAAGAACAACAGCGAGGAAACACCATGAAATGGGGCGACTGGTGCGACGAAGAAGAGGAATAAAATTGAAACAATTGAACGGGTGAAACTTGGATTATAATACAAATCAACACGATGCATTCAATTGATCTTCTTTGTCTTCTTTGCGCTTTGACTATAAATGTTATGATTTTCTTCATCATGTCTTGTTTATGGAACTCGTTGCGGAGACAGAATCATTTCATCATGATGGAAAGAGGGCGTGGAAGATGATTCGCAAGCGAACGTACAATGAATCATATGCTACATAAAAATTGAAATAAAAGAAAAAATACACTTCTTTTTTATCAAACCACGGAGTTTCCTTCTGAGATCGTCCGCATAATATCTGAATTTTCAAAACCAATCACCCATGAGAGATGGCGGTGTGGTTCTCACACGGCAAATGCATTGTATGACTCGGCTCTATGGAAAGATTACATTTATGACTATGAGGGAGAATTGGACCAAATGCCTTTGAGTGACAATTGGACCTTCTATCGTTGGTTGAAAAATTGAAATCATTTCAACTTCCATAAACATTTATTATAACAAAATGTTTACCTACAATAAAGAACAACTTGCCCCGCTTAAAGCAGTAGAACTGAAAAAGATTCTTGGTGGTTTTTGTCTTTCAAAAAGCGGAACAAAAACTCAAATGGTGGATCGCATTATCAAGTATCAAGAAGACGAAAAACAAAAAAAAGAAGCACTTGCTATGAAGCATCATGAACATGAAGTAATGCTTGCAGAAGGGGCAAAAACGGGTTCGCAAGAGTATGAAGCCATTATGG